GCCGTTGATAACAACGTCGCTGTCAAACATAAAGTCGCCAGCAATATATCCACCACCATCAAATCGGAATGATCCATAGTCAGCAGATTGAATTTCCCAAACACCAGTTTCACTATTCACTGCAAAGGTGGGTTCATCAGTTGCTTCAAAGTGGACAGAACTAGCAACATTCAATGTGCTATTGAAATCGCAAGCAGCAGTAACTGTTAAGATACCACCAAACTCAGCATTACCTGAGGTTGTATGAATCTCTGACTTAACTGTGCCAGAACCATTCTGGAATTGTAATGACTTAGAAGCACCATGGAGCACCATCGTATCGTCGAAACGAGATGTGCTATGAACGCGAAGAGTGCTATCTACATCTAATAGACCACCAATATTAACCGCACCAGTGATTCCAACACCACCAGCAACAACCAAATCACCAGTTGTATTAGTTGTAGATGCAGTACCAGTTGTAAGTTTTAGATTACCTGCAATGATACCAGAGTCAGTGCCACTAAAGACTTCATTAGTATTTGTAGCAGCATGAAGGAAGCGGAAACCGCCAGCATGGGCACCCAGATCAGCATAATCAGTATCCCAACCAAAGAAACCTAAGCGTGCTTCACTATCATAATAGTTGAATTCAATACCACGATCTAAGTTGTCATCAGTTGTAGGTACAGTATCACCACCAAGCAGAATGGTGACATCATCTACAGTCAGTTGTGTAGAGTTGACTGTAGTTGTAGTACCATCAATCTGAAGATTGCCATGAATACGAACAAGACCAGTGATTGCACGATCATCACCTGGATCAAGATGCATAGTTGCATCAGTAGTGCCAAGGTAGTTTGCCTGGAATCTATAATCTTCTACATGAACTTTACCCGCTGCTTCTGACGCACTAATCTGTACGGTATCTTCGGCAGTAATAATAATGTTGCTAGATCCAGAACCAGCATTGGTTGTCAGAATATTAAAGTTTCTATTTGTGGCAGTATCCTGAGTTAACTGGAGGGTAAGGTTACCATCCCCAGTTTTATCCAGTGTCTGATTAACATCGCCGTCAAGATTAATGTCAGGGTCAGAGAAATACGACCGTACGTTAACATCAAGTTCGCCAGCTCCGCCGTCCCCCGTATTGTTAGCGCCAACAAGTAGATTGCCGCTTGTATCATTAACTTTGAGATAGTTAAGATAATTGAATCCTCTGTATCCAGTGGTTGCAGTAAGTTCTTGATCAAGTTCAAAATCTTCTTTTGTATTTCCATCAGCAAAAGAAACTCTATTATTCTGTAGTTGTGTATTATCAACGCCAACAGCAGCAATAGTTACATGTCCGTTGCTGTCAACATCGAAATCTTCTTGTGCGAAAGATGCAAGTCCTTTCTGCTCTACTAATGCAGCACCGAGATATCTCCATCCACCAGCATCTGTAGCATCAGTATGAGTTGGAGCACCACCACCAGCAGCGATTCCTGTGATTGCTTGATATACTTTACTACTATCTTCAATAATATTATATCTAACATACGTTGTACCTGCTGCATATGCCGCATACTTACTACCCTCGGTAGCAGTAGCAATAGGTACGTTTGTTGAACTTGTCAGTCTACCATATTGATCAACTGTATATTTTGATGCGTTAACAGTTTCTGTGCCAAATGGTTCGTTGCTAGATCCAAGAGCATCAACTGATGTGAGAGATTCTGTATTGTAATCACCAGGAACAACCAACGTTGGAATAAGATTGATTGTTGGATCGCCAGCAACACCAGATCCGTTATCAATCTGAATTGTAGTAGCAGTACCAAGAATACTTCTGGTAACCATATTACCAGCACTTGCTCTACTGATAAAACCAGTTGAATTAAGACCAGCAACAGCAACCAGATCAAGGTCATATGGTTGAGCAGAAGAACCTTCTACAGTACCATCGAGATTGTAATCTGCAATAGATGAGGGGTTTGAAGCATTTATAATCCTACCTTTTTGGTCAACTGTGACCTTTGTATAGGTTGCAGTTACAGAAGCATCACCTGCATTGTAGTGAGGAAGAGATGAAAGACGTGCTAATTCTGCTACTAAGTTGAGGTTAGTTGAACCATCAAAAGTTCCTGCAGCAGTAACATCAGTCGTTAACTGAATCTGTCGAGTTGTAGATAATCTTTGTGAGGTGGAAGCATTACCGATCAGAGTTGCGGTGATTGTACCTGCAGAAAAATTACCATCTGCATCTCTTTGTACAAGAGTATTTGCAGTTGCGGTAGTTGCTTCAACAGGTCGAGAATATCGTAAACTATTCCACGCGCTAACACCATCTCCAATTTTGAACCGACCCGTGTCGAGTTCGACTCCAAGTTCACCTTGTGCCAGAGTAGGGTTGGAGTTGACCCATTCCTGAGCGCCACCTCTTCTTAGTTGAATTCTATTTGCCATTTTTTACGACAACTCTATAAGATTATGCTTCCAAGTTATTTATGTCATTAAAAAGGGGGCAGTTGCCCCCAAGTCTTATTCTGCGGTTTCTTCTTCCACTTCTTCGGGAGTATCCGACATAGTTTCTTCAGGATTGTAATATTGAAGTGTCTCGATAGCACCTTGAAGTTTCAATGCTGTCGTTTCATTCTCACGAATTTTAGCAGCAAGTTGTTGGGTTTCTACTTGAATCGTCTTCAATTTTTCTTGGAATTGCACCAACATATCAGGTTGAGAAACTTTTTCAATCGTCATAATTTAACCTTTTTGATTTTGAACTAACGTTAGTAAAAGTGACTTGATATCACTCATCTCAGACTTTAGCACATCAACATCGTTTTGTAAAGTCTTTTCTTGCTCCTTCTTTCTTTTTTCAGATTCAATCCTAAGCATGTACTTTTCATATTCAGTTTTGCTGACAAGTTCAATGGAGCCAGACTCTTCGTCCATTCTCCATTGATCATGTCCTTCAATATGTAATTTACTCATTATGCAGCAAGAGCGATAGCACGTAGATCTTGGATTACTGGTGAATATGCCTGGTTTGCAGAAACAAACAGAATCTTAATTTGATACTGCTTGAACTTAATTCCATCAACCTCATACTCATAATCTCTGAATGTTTCAATATCAGTTGCTTCAGGAGTACCATCAGCAGGTTCTGGGAAATATTCAAATCCAAAGGTTTCGATTGAATCGTTAGAATCATCAGGAAGCACTCTATATAGTACCTTAATTTCAGTGTCTATCGGTCGGTTTGCCGTAAACAATAACTTGATGGCACCAGATGGATTAGTCAGTTCTGCAATCTTAGAAATATAGACTGCTTCATGAGGATCGCCCTTAGCAAGTCTAGCATTATCAGGATTAGACGGAGAGTTAATTCTATTACCAGTTGTAATGATAGAGAATCTATCAGTATCAATGATAGGAGATAGATTATCTACTGTCGTTTCCATGGTAATATCCATTCTAAACGACTTAGCACCCGCCAGTTCATTCTGTTCGTTAATTTCCGAAGCGATTAGCATAGGAGTATCGAAGTAGTTGTCCTCTGATAGATCAAGATCAAAGAACTCACCAGTATTAACGAAAGAATTCTGAAGCATAGAAGTTCCATCATTGATAGATGTGCCAGAAATCATATTTGCACGAGCACTGATACTCGTCTTAGGCAGAATCATCGTAGTAATAGAAGGTGCGATGATGCTATACATGATGTTCTTAGTAGCAAAAATTTCTTCTCCACCACCAAGAATACCTTGAGAAGCAATCTTGCCCGTTTCAAGTTCATATGTATCTAGAGTTGGATTAACAATAGATGTATGAGTTTTATTGATAAGAGTCAAAGGTACACCATCTAAGTTGTAGCATTCTACTACCGATTCACTAGCATGACTTACTCCAGTAGTACCAGAAGTTCCACGACCACTAGACTTAAGGGTAATAGTTTTACCATCAGAACTAATTGACTCATACTCCATAATTTCATCTTCAATCTTCAAGTATCCTGGATTATCAGTACCAATTGAAAGACCATTGACGATCTTATGGAATGCTGTTGCATCATTTACTGACAAAGACAAACCTGTTGCATCAACTGCAGCAGTCAATGTAGTGTCAGCAATCTCTGAGATTGCACCTTCAATAATGACATTATTGTCGGGGTCATGCATACCATGATTAGATTGATATACTCTGACGCGTTTTTGAGTGCTAGCAAAATTGATTGTAGCATCAATAAACGAATCTGAGATTGCAGAAGATTCAACAGCATCACCAGCGTAAGTAATTGCTACGCCAGTATTATGCGCTCTAGTAGTTCCTGAAGTTGCACCAGTAATATTCTCACCAGCAGTGAATGGTTTGGATGCATATCTAACATTCAAAACACCAGTTCCTGAATCATAACTAACTACTTCAGCAGTGGCACCAGATGTAGCACCTGTTACAACTTCACCATCAGTAGAACCAACAGGACCAGTAAATGATCCACTACCAGTAGTTGTGATAGCTGCAGTAGTTTTAGAAGAAACCAAACGATAAGTAACATCACTACCAGTATCTTCACCTTGCTGGAATGTACCAGTAACATCCCTAACATTTAGAATTACACTACCTGAAGTAGTTGTGACTGAAGCAATCGTACCCTCTGCCAAAGATGTCTTCTGATAAATTCTAGCACCAATAGTATAAGGTAGTGTTCCTGAATTCAAATTCAGAGACAATAGTGGATTTAGAGTTTCGATAGCATCGATATCAAGATCATCAATACCTTCATTACCAACATCAAGATCTGAATTATTCAAGACAAGTCTACCAGCTACTCCTGGTGTAAACTTCGCTCTATAAATTTGGAACTTAAGATCTTCATACTGGTCAGCAGTCCAAGTAGATGCGTTCTGAGATTTAAAGAGAACACCAGCATAAGGTTGTTCGGAGATTGTTCGATCCCCTTCAATTGTTGTTTCACCCATTCTAGAGATCCAAACTTGATATTCATTAGAGTCTGAGAACAAAGCAAAACAATGTTCAATAGACTGAGGAATAAAGATTGGTGCCGAGAAGGTAAATCTAGTAGCAACCGCACCAGTTTCTGAGATGTTTACATCATCAGGTTCAACTGTAATATCAGCAAAAGGTAGGATGGTTGTGGTTGGATAACCATTCTCCATGGTTCTAATTTGCATATTGATAGGAACTCTCGCATCTTTACTACGGAAGTAAACATCAACACTAGTTAAGAACATTCCACCCTTTGTACCAATAATAAAGGATTGTGCCAGGGGATCCCACCAACCAACTTGTCTGGTTGATGTTCTTGTAGAACGAACTGTTCTACGTTGAGTAACTGTATCTCTAACAATGGCAGCATTTCTAACTGCAACGACATTTCTACGAATTCTACGCAGAGTACCAGATGCAGTAAATTCAACTTCACCCGCTGATGCAACTGCACCTGGAATTCTAGAGTCCTTAGGTTCACTTGTCATACGGAGAGTATGTGTTCCAGTTCTCCAACGTGGATTGTTATCTCTACGTGGTGGTGGAATAAAGAAGTTGCCTCTATACTTACCATATCTGTCAGTAATATGTCTACGACGTTGCACAACTGCGCGTGCGCCTGAAGTCATACCAATCAGAACTTCTCCGACCTGCATGTTTCCACGATAACGACCATTTTTTCTTCCACGGAAAGCAAGAGCAGCAACGTTATGGTTGATAACATTAGTATTAGCAGAATATGATGAAGGCAGTGGTTCATCATCGTATGGGTTGTAAGCAACACCAGTAGTTGATCTGTACCAGTTATCAGGGCGAAGACACTTAAAGCGACACTTACTCCTACTACCTCTAATTGTCTCACCAGGTTGGAATGGTGTGGAATTAGTTCTATTATCTGTTGCTGGGTTCTTAATAACCTCAATAATTTTAGGTGTTACGTATTTTGTAATATTGTGCTTACCGAAGTAACAATAGAATCTAGTTCTAGGTTTCATCCTAGTTGCAGTGATTCTAATATTTCTAGACCTCATCCAGAAGATTGCCGTTTGTGAGACAACACTATCACCCATATTACGACGTGTAATTCTAGGTACAACCCTAGTTCTAACACCTCGTCTAACTTGACGACGGGTTACTCTTACTGTTCTCCTCTCTAGAGTTGCACGTCCTCTACCCCAAGCAGAACGCTGACCAGAGTTCCATCTTCTTCTACGAATATTTCTTCTTCCTCTCCATGTAGTTCTCCAAGAACCCCACTGAATAGGAGCAAAACCTCTTGCATTTGTGCGAAGTCTCCTACGAGTTGCTAAGAAGTTACCTTCAATTCTGGTAACTCTTGTAGGCAATCGTCTAGTGGATACCCAGTCATCAGAAGCAGGGAGACAAACAATGTTACCAATAAACGCAAAGACGTTGAATGGATTAACATTTTCAACACGAGATGCATAAGGTTGATCGACAATGACTACCTCTTCATATGGCAAAGTTACCAGAGGTCTTACATCATCATCATCACCTTCTGCTTGATAGTCAACATTACTACTTAAAGTATCATTAATCTCAAGTGGGAAGTTGGTTGTATAGTGTGAGGCACGAGCAATGCCGTCTTCAAAATCCAATGCAGCATTATAATCTTCATTGTCAGTATCAGACTTAGAATGATCTGTAAAGTCATCAACGATGAAACCATTTTTCAGTCTACTCTTACCATCAGCATCCAAAACTTCTGTGCTAATAGTATCAGACTCCAACATATTCAATGAAGTGTAATATTCAACCTGATCGAGTCTCTTCTCTAGCGCACCAATATCACGCATGGTAAAACGCTTATTATCAGATGCTTGAATCTCAACATCTTCATCTGGATCGAAACCATAAGGTGCATATGTCAGGGTTGCCAGAAGCATACCTGTTTCTAGATCATCAGGTTCCTCAGGATTTTCTGATGGAAGACCTTTAACGACTTCAAATTCACCATCTTGATCGATAAAGATCTTATCGATTCTACCAATATACCAGGAGAAATCACATCTAAAGTTAGAGTTATCCTCAGGAATATCAAGAAGAGTTGCAGAAGGAGAACCTGATGTTGGGAATACTCTGGACTTAAAGTCTAGACTAGAACATGTAATAAATGCAGGATCTAAAAGTGTACCTGAACCATAATTGTAAAGATTGGGAATACCAGGACGGAAATCAAGATAATCTGAAAGGTATAGACCTTCATAGAATGGAACGTCTGAATAATCAATGTTCTGATATGATCCACCAGCAAAATAATCACCACCAGCACCATGGGTGAAGTAGTCCATGACTACCATCACTTTTCTGATTGGTTTAACAACTCCCTTTCTTCTTTTGAGTGTTGCTGTTCTATACATATAATTCGTTTGACCATTATACATGTCATAACGATCTGTGATTGGTTTAGAACCAGTAATAACAGATGTTGCCGAGTCATCAACAATAGCACTAATTGCTGTGTTGTTACTATCAAAACCAGTTAAAGTTTCGCCAATTTGGAATATGCCACTCAAGATGACCATACTTAGTTTTAAATTGGTAGAATTGAAATCAATAACTCTACCCGTTGCACCAGAAGTAGAACCAGTTACAATACTACCAGTTGCAAAGAAGACAGGTTCAACCAGAGTAACAGAAGGAACTACAGGATCATTTGCATCATCAGATTCGTAGATTTCATGAATCTTAAATCCATCAACTACACCAAGAGAGATCTCATCATCTTCAATTCTAGTACCAAAGATATTTGAATATGCAAGACCATAGAGTTGCTTATCTCTATTCTCGATAGTTCTGACTACTTTATGGCACCACATTTGTTGAAGTGTCTTAGTCTTCTTCTCGGTAACATTTTTAGAGAGAGAAGCAGTAATCTTAACACTGGTAATATTTGCCAGGTTGGCAATTGTAATTGTACTCTGTTCAGCATTTAGAGTAGTGTATCCAATATTAGCGGCATTAGAAATGCCTGTCAAAATGGGAACATTACTACCTACAGGATAAGTTCCATTAGTTCCAGCAAGAACTGTACAAGTTACATTTTCATTACTGATACTCTCGAACTGCTGGTTATCAGGAAGAGTCTCGGAGACAGAATCACTAGCACCCGCTTGAACACTCTTAGCATCAAACGTTCTTCTTACAACACAAGATTCGTCAGAAATACTAGCAACATATGGTTTGGGCATAGGAGTCAGAAGATCTCCCTCCTCAATTGCCTCTAGTTTTGCTCTCTTTCTAATCAAACCATTATATGTTCCTGCATCAGGTGCCGCACTACCTGCACCAGGTGTTACATCAACTGTTTGCTCACCAAAATCAAAGATTGTACTAGGATTACCTGATGTTAGATTACTAGGATCAACTTTATCAACATCAACAAATTTATCAGCACTAAAGAAGATTCTATCGCCTGCCCTAAGGTCTCTGGCAAAATTAGAATTTAGACCCGTAATTTTTTCAGCAGAACCAGTTGCATCATATGTAAAGGTAGTACCTTGAATAGTTTGCTCATCCTTGAGTCCAAAATCTGCAGTAAATTCAATAACAGCACTGCCTTCATCTCTAGCAAGTATCTGCCTTGCATCGGATAGTTTATAAGGATATACAATCTCAATAGTATCAAGATCAAGACCATCAACAGTTAGCATTTCACCCTGTTGGAATGATCCTTCAATTTCATAAACATCCATATGGTTTGCTGATGAAATTGCATCAACAATATAACCTTTGGTTCCAGAAGTTTTACCAACAATTTGAGAACCAGCAACAACACTTTGACTAGTTGATAACTGAATTCTAGTGAACATCTGAATATCAAACATATATGTTCGATATAAATTATCTGCTTGCGTAGCAAAAGAACCATCAGTTGCATCTACAAACTGATAACCTGCTGCTCTTGCAAAACCAATTCTATTTCCAGCAGCAGTTCCAGGAGTTGTAGTATATGTGTCACGCAATTCTATAGTTTGATATGCATTAGTGAGACTATCTCCAGATAGATTCAGATGACCAAACGTATTATTGACATCATTATAGTTACCCAAACGACAAGAGACGATTGAGTTTTCTTTTGATAAGAACGTTCTAGGTTTTAGAGTGTCTACATATGTGGAAGAAATGGTAGATACTCGATATCCCTTAACGTATGCCGTACCAGGACTAAATTCAATTGTATATAAACTTTCTGCAGCAGTGTTACCACTTTCAGTAGTTTCTCCAGCTTCGTAGACACCATTATTGAAACCATCACTAAGACACTCTCTAACAGCAATGTCAAAATCTTGAACTACATAGTCACCAGATTCTTCATAGGTTCTAAGTGCAAATGTCTTTTCCAGTTCATCGTATGCACTTCTCGTAAGAATCTCTTCAATAGTATCTCCATTAATACGGAGTAGTTCAATAAAATCTTTATCAGCATCATCATCAAGAAGTTTCTTGATTAAGTTTGTAGTGATTCTGAATCGGTGAGAACCAGGAGCAGCATAATTAGATGTGCCTGCAGCGTTATCATTGAGTGATAGGTCATCTTCAGGAGTAACAATAGATTCTAAAATTTCGAGACCAATTCTATACTCAGGAGAAGAACCATACTGATCGAGTAGAATATACTGATATGGTACATCTACAAAGAAACCGCGAATATAATATACACCTTCTTGTACGTAAGCAACTGAACCTACCTGAAGTGCTTCAGTAGGAAGAAGTTGAGCAAAAGGAGAACCAATTTCAATCAAAGTAGAACCGAAAGTAATTTCGGTATCTGTAATCAATTGCTCATTGTTCTGGAAAGTGATCTGTGATTCTACTGCTTCTTCATCAGCAGTTTCTTGGTCATCACCAGAGGTTAGATATTTGACATAAATTGTGATGTAACCTTTAGTTGAGTTTGCTCCCGAAAGAGTAAACAGAACTTTAGCACGAACTCCAGTAGTAAGACCTTCAATAATCTTTCCTTCAAGTTGAGACCTATAGTCTTCAACGTTAGCGCCAAGGAAAGACTCTTGAAGTAAAATTGCTGCTACATTTAAATCATAACCAACTTGACCAGGGATAACCATCGAACCCTCTTTAAAGAGGTGAGATCCCATGTTCTCAACTTGATTTTGCAGAATAGTCTGCATCGTAGTAAGTTCTCTCGCCTGAATAGGATATCCAGGACGGAACAATACTCGATAAAAATTCTTATCCTTATCGAAATCGTCGTAGTAAGGTGTAACGTTGAGATTGGTATTTTGTGCCATTAGAATTCGATTACGATTTTGATGTCTTCTACCTGGTCGTTTGCACGACTGATTGCTCGTCTATTATCTATATAAACAACCTGACCGCTGTTTGACTTAATTTCAGGTTTCGCATATCCATTATTAAATTTCATGCCCAAGTCATATTCGGTGTTGTTGATTGTCCTAGAAGACGAATTAGGAACTTCGGGGAAAGCAACATCGGGTTGACCAGCAGCACCAGACGTTGCGCCACTAATGACGTTTGATCCATCAAACTCATTCTGTGTACCAGTAACTTCAGGGAAAATACCATCGACAGAATTCTGATAATACTTCAGAACTTTAGTTGTGGGATTCCAAGAAATAACACGACCACGAGCAGTAACGTTGGTTCCACCAACGACACGAGTTTGTGTAATAATTTCATCAGGAACATAATTACCTTGGAATGTTGGAGAGAAGATGATTGCCTTGCCTGCAGAAACTGTAAGGTCAGAAATCAATTCTTCAGTACCAAACTTCAATGGGTTGGTGATTAGACCAATACGACGATAGTCGTTATCGATCGGGAAATCTCCAGCACCTTCATCATATGAAAGTTTAGCGTTGATCATAACTCGGAAAGCACCAAGTTCAACAACGGATTCGGCACCATGTCCACTTGGAGGTGGAATGACGACATCAACTTCACCTGCAGTTCCTGTTCCAATACCTGTTACAGCGTTGACACTAATTTTACCGAAGGTATAACCAGTACCACCTGATGTAACTGTTGCAGCAGTGATTTTACCACCATCAACAACAATAGAAACACGACCACCAGTTCCGTCACCATTGATAGCAACGTTATCATATGTGCCGTTATTGTAACCAGCACCAGCAGAGTTGATTACAACTGTATCAATTTCACCAGCAACTGCGTTTGTTCTAACCGCATCATTAGTGAAAACGGGCATGTAATCATTAGAGAAGAATTTCAGAACGGATGCAACTGGGATAGTATACATATACTTCCAGCGATAACCATCTCCAGTTGTAATAATAGATGTAGAAGTACCAGTAGGTTCAATAGTAGAGGGTTTTCCGTTAGGATCCGAAGGTGATGTTCCGTTGTAAATGCACTTGTATACTTGATACTGAGAGTTTACAACGTAAAAATCCGAATCATAAAGTTTGGTAGCACCAGAGGAAGCAGTTTTTGAAGGGGAATAATCATGGCGATACATATCGTATGTAAAACCAAGACCACCAGTAGTTTCTTCAGGAGAAACCCAGTCAATACGACGAACAACCTGAATTGTATCCGAAGCGAGGACTCTCTTCAGAGAAATCATGTCATCGTAAGAATCCGAAAATTGAGAAAATGAATCTACCGCCTGTGGTGGTGAATTTTCATTGTCCCAACTTTGAGGTCTTCCAATAAACAAATATACTCGATCCCTAGAAGTTCCTGCCGCATCGTCACTTTGAGTGGCAACGGGACCTTCCAGAGATTTGATGAATTTCTTCGCAGAAAAAATTCTAAATTGATCAGTTAATAGAGCTGCCATTTCCTAAGGGATTATTGTCCTCTTGTTTATTTATGAAGGTTGTGAGCGAACAATTGTTTGATAGTCAATACTCTTGATTCTATAACGCGCACCACCTGTACCAAGAACATCCTCTCCACCCAAAATTGCATATGCTGTAGCACCAGATCCAGTGGTATCTGATGCATTATTAGCAAATGTAATCGTTGGATGCGTTTGGTATGTACCATCAACTGACTGAACAATTCCGTATCCACCATTGGTAATAGTGAGAGATTCAACTTGATCTCCAGCAGTTGTCATATTTACTGTTGCAGTTGCCTCAATATCTCCTATATTTTCAATACCAACTGTTGGAACAGCACTATAGTTAGTTCCCGAGTCTTGAATATAGAAATCTACAATTGTTCCTTTATCAGAGAACTCATACAAGAATCCATTGATACCAACGTTTGTATCGCCAGTATTGTATGGTGATATATCCTGAACCACAAGAATTGAATTGACGGGATCCCAAGAAACGACAGTTCCTTGAACACCCGAAGTTTGTCCTGTAATAACTTCATTAACACTAAAGTTCTGACCATTAGTATTATTAGCATCTAGTTTAATCGTCAGAAGTCCAACATGAGGAACACCCTCTGCTAATCCACCTGCAGTAACGATAGTTGCATATTTGAATGGAATAGAACCATCTTTAATGTTGTCACCAACTTGGAACAGGGTAGTGTTCTGACCACCTTGAGTTTCTTCAATACCATATTTAGAGTCTCTTCCACCTTCACCAGGTTCGCCCAAAACAATACCACCATCAAGATTGATTTGATTTTCGTATTCGGTGGAAGTATTTACTAGATCCGCAATACCATCTCCCAAGAATGTTCCAGGGTTATTTGGATCTTCATTCTCATCGTTATCCTCAAACTTACTATTGGCAAGTGCAGATAAAGGTTCAGTGAGGGTTTTAATTTCTTCTCCAGATGCAGTAAGAATGACGTGAGGCAGTTGTGCCGCAGTAGTGCTGCTATACAATCCAGCATCAAACTGAACGATACTATCATCAGTTGATGGGAGACCAGCATCAATAAATGCTAGTTCATCAACTTCAAAGGTAACTAAAAGTTCTTTGGTAGTAGAATTCCAATCATAAACCTTAGCAACTTTGTTAGATGAGCTCTCAACCCTACGGATAACTCTATCACCGACATTAAAGTTGTATGTGGAAATTCCGTCAGAGTCTACTTGAACACTATCTAAGATGATACGTTGATCGTAGTTAAAATTAACTCCTCTGGTTAATCCAGAGAACTTACCATTTGCTTTAGAAGTATATGCAATGGTTTCTGTTCCTAGTAAGAGTTCACCTGATCCAGGGAAAGCAGAGGTATCAGAAACAAAAATATCAGTATCACTAGTAGTAACATTTTTAGTAATACCAGTAAGATATCTAATACCAGAATTGAACGCCTGTCTTGATCTAGTTTTTCTCTTAAGATTTACAATTTTAGTAAAGATGATATTTGGAGAAGATGTATAACCTCTACCAGGATCGGTAACTTCAATACTACTTAATTGACCTTGATTGATATTAGCAACTGCTTTTGCACCAGTACCACCTCCTCCACTAATCAAAACAAACGGAGATTCCTGATAAAACTCACCAGCATCTGAAATATTAATACTAGTAACTTTACCTGTTGCGTCAATCTCAGCAGCACCTGATGCACCACCACCGCCGCCACCTTGGAAAATAAGATTTGGTGGAGTCTGATAACCAGACCCTGCTTGTATCAGTGATAGACCTGTGATTGTTTGAACGACGGCACTTCCAATAGCACCAGATCCTTCCCCACCTAAAATTTTGACATTAGCATCCCCAAAATAGTTATCTCCTTTTTGAGTCATTCTGACATAGGAGACAGTTCCATCGTTATTCAAAATTACATCACCCTTTGCTTGGGTTGGGAATATTTGACTGAATGCAGGAACTAGATCACCCTCAAACAAAGGAGTGCCATAAAAAGTTGGACCAATTGCATATGGATATACAGGATTTCCACTGCCATCCTCGGTCATAAAATATGCATATGTTCCATTAGGATATTCTGGAGTTACGCCAAATTTGCCGTTATGAGCATCTAGTGTACCAACTGAACCATCGTAAATATAGTCTTGTACTAAGTCACCAAGAATATAATTTTCAACAACAACCCTAAGACCAAGACCAGGAGTTGTGTAACCAAACACATACAGATCTTGTGGTGCGTCTACAGGAACTAAGAATCTCATCTCACGCTGAGATGCAAGAGTGAATTGACTAAGGTATTGAGAATATGTTACTTCGGCACCATCTATGTAATAAGTTGCAAAATGAGATTCTGAATAAAGGTAAGTAGTATCCCCAATAATAGGAGGAGCACCTACATGCCAACCATCTTCTTGAGTTGCAAAGAACAAATGTTCAGAATCATTTGTAGAATCATCTTGATTGAATACGTATGTATTACCCCTCTCTAACAATAGGAACGACGGGCGAGAACCATCGAAGAGAAATTCTCCATTAGAGACAGTAACAGCAAAGGTAGTCGTACTCCCATCACTTACATCATCTCTAGCACCAGGCAACTCAAGAGTTGTTCTGAGACGGAATGAAGATACTTCTTTAGCTACAGCATTACTAGCATTGTAACCCCAAGGACCATAAATTGGATATCCATCATAAGACATACCAATAATCTTAGAGTGTCCATCTACATGCCTACTTAAATCAATAGTTGATGCATCGTTTGCATCAGACTGATAAAAATCTCTAACATAATAATCATTTTCAGGTCTCTCTTCTTCCTCAGTTTCAGTGCTGAGAACCATATACCCTTCATCGCCTTCATAACCAGACATGTAACGATGGAACTGGCAATGATAATATATTCTATTAACCTCATCCTCATTCTGAATGAAGATTGCTTGATAGATATTTTCATAATCAGCAGCGGGTGCTGCTGAGGCACCAGTGCTTGAATAATATAGAGTGCCATTATTCAATGCACCATCTTGGGTTGTACTAAACTGCATGGGATGTCCATGGGGACCTGCAGAGTTACTAGAATCTGATTGATTCCAGTTGATTAGATAATTCTTTTGTACCCTAATATTTTGAGGAGCCATGTAATAGACTCCAGGAGCAAAGTCTCCAAACTCATCTGCCTCTGGTCCAAAATCAATATAGAATACACCATTAGTGAATACTACAGGATCGCCATCAATTCTAAAATTAAATCCATTAGATCCAATAACTTGATCATTGGATTCAAATGTTGATTGTACCTGCCTTAAATAAATTCTTGTGATAGATCCATTATTATCTCTAACTATCTTTGAAATGATCCCGTTGGCATTACCACCAATTTCATCAACAGATCTACCTACCTCAACAGATCCAATAGTTTCATCCAAGAAACTAACATTGAGCATGATATTATCAAACTCAACTTTTACATTCCAAGTAAATTGCTCTAGATCTCCCCATTGGAAGACACCATTTGAATTAGAAAATTCATTGATGGTGTGACTACTACCATAATATGCAATATTATTTTCTACAATAACATCGTTAGTATCACTATTTTTTACATAGGGAAACTTAACTGTGTCAATAGCAAATCCAGGGGTTGCTCCGCCATCACCACCCCAATCTGGTGTGTGTAACAACCCACCATTTGAAAGAATGCCAACTACCTTATCATTCTGAAAGTCTCTAGAACCTACAAAAGGAACATCTTTACCGCCTCGGTAAATGAATGTCTGATTGAAAGTTCTGTCAAGTAATGGACCACCGCCAGGTGCTGCTTCTGCTAGTGACCAAGTGGGTTTGGGATGATTGTCTGCAACGATTGTTAGGCGATCATTCCTCTTATCATTCGTAATCCCAAAAAGACCTGAAGTTGGCGAATTAGGATGTGTCTGCCAAATTCTATTGATATCAAAAGAGTTGATAACGTTAGGAGTTTCTTGCTGAGGTGTAATCTGAAGTCTCAGAGGGTCATACCCTCTACCTCTTTCAAGAACTCTAACGTGAATAATTTTTCCAGAGTCTTCATCGATAATAGGATAAAGAAGTGCTTCTGTATCTGGAGTTCCACATCCGTCAACAGTTAATCTTGGAGGATCAGTAGGATCATACCCACTACCACCATTGTTTACTTTTACTGCGCGAACACCGAAAATCTCATCAAAGATTGGTTCGATTACTGCACCAGATCCAGGAACTGTTCTTGCCATTTATCGTTAACTTACAACGTTAATAGAGCCTTGCATTGCTGCATGGATTGTACACTGGTAATATAAAGTATTGGGAGCGTCAAGAGGAACAGTCCAATAAAGAACGTTTGTTCCACTACCACTTTGACCCGCAGTATAAGGATTACCTGCTAATCCCTGAGTGCTTTGAATACGGAATGGATGAGCACCACCCTGAATGCTATTGTCAAAAGCATAAGTAAATCCTCTATAAACATAGAGGTCTGGATCATTTGCTGTCGAAGAGAATCCAGGACCATTAAAAGTAAAGTCTGAAGTTCCATTAGCATTTACTTCCCACCAGACCATAGGACTGCGAGTAACAATCCAATCAGAACCATTCCAGAATAGTGAATCGCCCTGTGTGGGATTCCCAAACTGAGCAGTACCCGACATGTCACTATCACTAAGGGCAGCGAATGTAGTAGGGATAGTTCCACTAAAGGCAATCGTAATTACATCACCAGAAATGGTTGTTGTAATGTCAGTTCCACCAGTAAATGTTACACTATCACTCTGAGAGTCAGCAGTTACAGAACCAGTGTCAGCATTCAAAGTTTGGAATACATTAACACTAGAAAGACCTGAGTCATCATCTGCAGGCAACCATTTACCACCAGAGGTACTCCACTTCAGAACCTGACCATTAGTAGGTGCTGTAGTTGTAGTATCAATGTCAGACAATAGATTGACACTGGAGTATTCAGTGATCAACTTTGCACGAACATCTCCAGTACCACCAGCAGTAATATTGATGTTTACATAGGGGTTATCATCACCATCAACAGTATAGTAGTAACCAGGATATGTTGCTGCTGCAGGAGCAGCACCAATAGTTGAGAATTCATTTTTATATTGTAAAACACCACTAACATCTAGTATGTTTGTGCCACCATCAAAAGTAGCAGTGGCAGTTCCATAACTAAGAATGATATCACCAGTGCCATTTGGGTTAATGGTAATGTCACCATTAGAAGCACTGATAATACTATTACCATTAACATCTAAAGACGAGGTTAGAGTGCCTAAGTCTGCTGGTTCAAATTGAGAACCAGTAAACTTAAGAACCTGATTCAACGCAGGACTAGAAACTGATAATTGCGTACTACTTCCATTACCAATCGATGCGTATAATTCATCGAAGTTGGAATTAATAATCTGACCGCCAGCACGCAAGGTTGAACCTGTGTTGTCGTTGGCGGTCGAACCAACGTTAATAGCCTGCTTAGACATTACTTGCTCAGTTTATTTTTAGTTATTTATGAGAGTTCTGGATCAACCAATTCCTCGCCATAGTCAGCAAGGTTTGGTGCAGTCCAATCATCAGGGACACTAGTCTCAACATCGATAGTAGAAACTTGATATCCAGAACCTGGTGCAGAAAGTTCAATACCAGCAACACCGATCAGTGGTACGATTTCTGCACCAGATCCTGTGATGGACGATGCAACAATCGCGGGTTTGGAGGTAAATCCAGATCCACCAGCAGTGACTCTAACCGAGTCGATGAATTGAGAAGTGAGCGTGGTTGTTGCATCTGCATCTCTACCAAAGACTGATCCAAGATAATCGAAGGTGATCAGCGAATTGGAAGATTCGATGATAGCAACTTCTCTATCCGAGGTCTCTCCCTGGATACTGATAAGGTCACCCGCTTCGATAGAAGGAACAACTTCAGCAGCGTCAACGTCTGCTTCAGAACCAACGTAGGAGAATGCAACGAATGTAGAACCTACGCGAGGGATTTCTGAGAAGATGATTCTAGAACCAACAACTTCAAAACCAACACCAGGTTCCTGAATAACACCATTGAGCGAGACAATGATATTATTTTCAGGTCGAATCGTTGTGGACTGAACGCCATCCGTGAGCGTAAGTGAGTAGAACACATCATTACGCTTAAGGTTGAATGACTGACGCAAGGAATCAAACTCAAACGAGATATCATCCAGTTGTCTCAGTTTACCAACATAGAATCCTGTGAACGATGCTCCAGGTTCAGGTGCTTCTGTGAACTGAATTTGATCGGAGAACGCGGTGAATGCGTTAGTAGCACCAGGTGGTTGCAGAATACCATTGATGAAGATAAGAAGGTGTCCAGCAGGATCTGGAAGGTACTGAGTGCCATTACCAGTACTGAGTTTGAAGTTCGTAGTCGTACCATCAAATCCTCTGAAGAATCTCTTGACTCTTCCCTTGAGTACATCGCGATCGAGGATAATAGACTTATGTCCATTAGGTCCGACGATGCCATCTTTTTCTGAGAATGTGCCGCGAATATCAGCAAGATAAAGTCTCTTAGTACCACCAATTGTCTGGATGTTTTGGATACGCCCAGAAGCAGCACCAGCGTTAGTAACAATCGTACTAATTGTTGCATAACCGACTGGGAAGTCGCCGCCGATGGTGCCATAATCACCAACAAAATCACCCAGAGTAAGTGACCCCTCAACCATCTTCACGTAAACATAGTTGTTATCAAGATCAACACCAGTGATAATGCCGTAGACATTACTGACCTGACCACCAGAGACAACTTTGTAAAGTCGATTGCCTTCTGTGAAATTGTTAAGGACAACACCTTGAGAGGTAATGACTGATATCTGCAATCTCTGATGACCACTAGAACCAATACGATCACCAACACCAAGTTCTAAACCTGCATAACTTTGAAGGTCGAGATAAACTCTAGATGTACTTGGGTATACGACCGAAGTTGTCTCGAAGGTGCCCGTAAGACCTTCAGTATCAACTGTCAACTTACCACCAGTATTTGCAAGAACTGCTGCATTATTGTTGAAGAGCGTGATAGGAGTTGCTGTATTACCGCTAGTATATCCCTTGAATGGAATATCGGTAATGAAAGTACCTCTGAAATCGATGATATGAATTCTATCTTCGATTGCACTAATTTGCGCGGTGGTAGTGTTTGTAGCACCCTCAATAGTGTCTGTGATTGCCCACGTACCTGCTGTTACAGCAACATCAAGATACTTGAAGTTTTCATCTTCATGGAACCCGTAAACAACGCCTGTGATTGCTGCATCACCTTGCTTCTGAACGACTTCGTTCATTGTATAAGGACCATCAGTGATGTCACCATCAATTCGGAATCTCTTATAAACTTTAGCAATAAGACCCTCATTTAGCGTATTAGTCTTAAGTTCTGCATAACTTCCTGAGTAGGAACCATAGAAGTATTCAGTCTGAGCAATTCCACCTAGAAGTCCTGTTGGGATATTTCTAGTTCCATAGGTATATGTTGGAATTGTAATTCCACTATTATCACTAAAGGTATTGACATGATTGGTGTTACCCAGTTGCTCTTTTACAATACCCAACAGATATCTAATACTTCTTCTGATAGATTCTGATGTGTAGTCTGCAGCAGCAGTAGAATCGTAGAAGGTATATGTTGTGGTTTGAGGTGAAGGATTTGTCAAGGAGTTATCAAGAGACTCCGACATCCAACCAATCATAGAATTAAGAATCAATTGCTTGATATTGTATTCAGTATTGGAGAAGAATGTCTCACCAGAAGCAGCAACATATGGATCAAGTTCGCCCTTATTAAGTTTTGCACCCCAGAGATATATCCCATTACTACCAGTTCCAGTAAACGATTCTTGTCCAGAATTATTAAGAAGTTGGATTTTATGCTGTAGTGTAGAGAATCCAAAACCAAATTCGCCCGTGATATAAACACGATACCAACCATCACCATATGGAATCACACCAGCGCCATTATTAAAGATAGTCTCTACATCAAATGTGAGGTTATTAGAAGTATTAGCACCATTGATAGCAGAATTGACAATCGTAAGTGAATCACCTACATCATAAGCAATACCATCATTATTAATAGTAACGACTGCTGTATTAGGAGCGTTCTCATGATCAATCGTGACATCAAAGGTTGCACCAGTACCGACTGCAGCACCAAGTGCTGATAGACCCGTGTATGTGCCAGTCATTGCTGCAATGGTGGTGACATTGATGTTTGCAATTGTCTTAACACCCTCTTGCTCAACTCTGATAGCACCACCAGGTTGGAAGAGACTTCCCTTGGTTCCAACATCCATATTGAATGAGAAGAACGCCCTTTGCTCTCCCGCTGTGCCAGGATCAAGAATATATTCAAACTTGACTCTTTCATATTCTGCTTCTTTTACGAAGAACGATAAAGTGTACTTCTGAAGAGCAGTAATAGAACCAGTATCAAACGATTCTGTGCCAGTGTCAAATGTAACACTATCAGTATCAAATGTTTCTAGTTGGGTGAGATTATAATCTCTAGATCTAGTGTGAACATTATTTGAAGTAGTATCTCTGAGTTTATCTGCTGTCAGACTTCCATCAGGTCCCACTATCGCATCTGCGGTATGGAAAGTACCAGCACCAGTCCAGTTAGTGTCAAAGTCTTCGGGGTTTGTCCAAAGATTAGTTCCAGGAATCTCAGCATCAATCAGAGAGGTAATAGTATCAGCAGTATCTCTAGTGCGTACATTACCAGGATTGTTATACCAATCAAACGTAGTACCAGTGCTAGAAGTGGTTGCTGTGGTTGTGGATTGGCGACCAGTTAGAACTTCAGAAGAAGTGAAGGCAGTACCACCAAGTCTAACGCCAAGATATAGGATCGAAGCATCTTCATCCCACTCAAGAACCTTGTAGTATCCACCACCAGTACCACCAATGACCAATTCACCGATAGTAAAGTTTCCAGAAGCACTAGTTACAACAACCTTTGTGGCAGTTTGCTTGTCATCAGTATCTGTTGTGATTAGATCATGAACAACATTCTTGGTGATTTCATCAACGAATGTGTCATAACTCCAAGAACCGAAACCAAACTGAGAATTAACAATCTGTTGAAGTTCAGTATCATAGTAGTTCTGATTATACAGAATGTTCTTGGATGCAGATCTTGCAGTCTGACCAGCAGGTGCAATAATACCAAGACCGATATCAACCAATTCACGGAAGCGATATACAACCTGATTGATGTCTATAGTCGCTTCAGTGTCGATGTAAGGAGTTTCAGTGGTATACAGAGCAGCATAGTCGCCTGTTGTAGGTGTAGCACCTTGAGCAAGAAGATTATTCTTGATTGCAAACTCGCCAATAGTCTTAATTTGCTCAAAGGCATATAGAGTTGGGAGAAGTTCTTCTTCAATATGATTCAAGTGATTGTTGCTATCCAGATACAATCTGAACACGTCAATCGTAGCATTTGATCCACCAGTCTGAAGATCAGAGAGGATAGCACGGATTATAAGTTTGATATCTCTTTCACACTTACTTAACCCAGTAGAACCAGGATATACAAATGCTTGGAAGTTTACATTATTCAGTTGATAAGTAAATTCTGCTGTAGTAAGACCTGTGATCTCTTCAGCAATATAATCTCTGTTGAAGTAAACACGATCTGCAGCAACCGCAAAGTCATCAGAAGTAGGTGCTAAAGCATCATTCAGTGTGGTAACTAAGGTGTCAATAGCACCTCTAACATCAGCACAATTGATAGATGTGGTAACCGCACCTGTTGATGCACTTACGAATGTATGACCAACTTGAGGTAGGTGTGATATAGAGTTTGCAGTTGCACTTACGAACAAGTGAGCATTACCAGAAGCACTTCCACTATTACCTACGTTAATCGTAATTGTAGTATTAGTTACTGCACTAATTGATCTGGATGTACCAGATGCAGGGTCAGTAGAGCGTGGATAAGTTTGTGGTGCAGAATGACCATCAGAATCACAAGTAAAGGTCAGAGAATTGTCAGTAATGACAACGCCCATTCCTACCTCTAAATTATGATCTCCGATGCTCAATACAAGTTCGCCAGATGCTGCATTGTAAGTAGTGCCAGTTCCAGCAGTAAAGGTTTGGTTAGGACCAGACTTATTGATATCAAGAGTAATTGTTGTGTCAGTTACTGATTCGATACGAAGATCTCTACCTGAAGAATAATCACCAGGGCGAGGATATGTGTGCTGAGTTGCATTACTATCCATCGCACATGTCATTGTGATGGAATTGTCAGCAAGTTTTACATAAGAACCAACTTTCAGTGAGTGCGATCCAATAGTAATAACGGAAAGACCATCTGCAGGATCGTAAGTAACATTAGTTGGTGTGAAACTAGAGGAAGTTCCATCGTCAGTAATACCCCAATCACCAGTGATAATTGCATCTGTATTATCAGTAGTCAAATCTCCAGTAATCGCTTGCTTCATGTAATGAGCGAGACGATTGTGTGCGTAGATGGAGAACTGGATTTGGTTTCCAATGTGGACCAGTGCGTTGTTGCTATCGAGATAGAACTTAGCAGCACGAATCGTTCTATAATTTCCACCAATCTCAATATCATTAATGATCTCAGCAATGATTAGTCTGAGGTCAGTCTTGCATCTGTCTGTGCCAGAACCAGAACCATCTGCATTTCCAGGAATCTCAGAAGCAAGATCGGGATATCTCTGCAGAAGATCATAAGATGTTTTGTCAATAATTGCAGAAGTATTCAGACGGAGCAGATTAGCAGCATCTCTAAATCTATACTTACCATCGGTATCGATTTGATTTGTATAGATGATGTCATTTGTTTGATCCGAGTATGTAATTGTAAACGGAACTTCAAGGTAGGCATCAACTGTAGCACCAACATATTCATAAGTGGGTTGTGATTTAGTGATCGTTCCGAGATGATCTACAGGAGAAGCAAGATTTGCATTTTCTAAAGTATCGGTGACGATATCTAGAAGTGTACTTGCTGTACCATAAACATCAGCACAATCGAACGTGTTGTAATCAACAACTGTAATTGCATCAGTATCAACGCTTACAAATGTGTGTGCATATTGCTGACCAGCAGGAGAAGCACCAACATCAATTGTAAACGTATTTGTGGTGTGAGCAGTAATAGGAAGAACTCTTCTGGAAGCACGAGTATCAGAAGTTCTAGGATGTGCTAGTTCTCTATCATTACCATCACTAGTACAGGTAAATCTAATTGATTCATCTGCGATAGTAATTGCATCACCTTGCTTAATAATCGAACCTGAGACTGCAGAGACAAACGTGTGAGCGTAGTTTCCACCTGCCTTAACAGCACCATTACCACCAATTAACTCATCACGAACAAAGGTATGAACCGATGTATTTGAAGAACTTGGCATCGCGATGGTGATAGTTCCATCTCTATAAGTGATTGCATTTGCAGCAGCACTAACGAAGGTGTGAATAGAGTTCACTGCAGTACCACCAGGACCAACATTAACTGTGTATGTGTCAGGAGTGATTGCACTAATTCTCAACCATCTGCCACTGAAAGGATCAGTGCTTCTTGGATATGTGTGATTGGTGTAGTTATTATCTTGATCACATGTAAATGTAAGTGCGTCATCTTCAACGCGAATCTTATCGCCAACAGACCAACCATGAGCGATCTGACTAACTGTAATTCTAGCGTCACCATTACCACCAGATACTGTCAGAACATCGGTCTTAGAGTATCCAGTACCAGCATTGGTAACTGCGTACTCAACAATATCTCCTGTACCACTGCCAACTGAAGTGATGCTAATAATTGCACCACTACCAGTACCACCAGTCAAGGCAACGTTGGTCGCTGTAGCATATCCAGTACCGATTGTAGTAACCGCAGAGTTACTGATAGTACCCTTCAGAGCGGTAAGAACAAGAACACCTGTTGTAGCGTTATACGTTGCAGTACTTACATCGTGACTAGAACCATTATTTAAGATCGGGAGCGATGTATCATAGTTACCATCGCCAGAGCGAGGATATGAGTGCTCAGTTCCATTACTATCAGTGGCACAGGTCCATGTCAAAGATTCATTCTGAAGTTTAATAGAAGTTCCAGGTCTGAGTTCGTGATCACCAATCGTTAATACTGTTCTGTTAGTGTTGGGATCATAAGTTGCAGCACTAACTGTATAGTAGTCATCCAGAGAAGTACCAATAGGAATATCAAACGTATTAGTAGTAACGTTGGAGATCTTCAACCATCCCAAGGAACCAGGATCGCTTCTTCTAGGATATGTCTTATTAAGAGTATTGCCATCACTAGTACAGGAGAATGTCAAACCATTATTAACGATTTGAACCTTATCACCATTGGAGTAACCATGATTTGAAATTGTAAGAGTCATGACTCCTGTTGTGGCAGTATAAGTTGCACCTGTTGGCGTACTAGTTGTGGGACCAACTAAACCATGAGATGCACTGGTTAGAACCATGTCACCCGTAGCGGCATCATAAGTTGCACCAGTAGGAGTGAATACTTTTATTGCAACGCCAACATTAACTGTAATTGTAGTAGCAGTCTCTGCAGTAATAGCAAGAGCTTGACCAGATGCAGGATCGCTAGAACGTGGATAACCAGTTTGTAATGTATTATTATCGGCATCGCAAGTGAAGACTACACCACCATCAGCAATAGTAACTGTATTGGAAGTTGTTAAACTATGAGATCCAATCTCAATAACCAGAACACCTGTTGCAGGATTATATGTTGTTCCTGATGCAGCAGTAAAGGTTCCAGATGCTCCACCACCAGCAGTAATTGCATTAGTAACACCACTTACAAAGGTATGAACACCAGCAGGATAAGAAGAATCCGTGATAGTTGCATCAGTCAACTGCTTCAGACCATGATCTCCCTGAGTATCCCAAATATCATTAGTGATAATATATTCAGCAATCTCTTTTACCTTATCAAATACCCAAACAGATTCTTTAATTTCACTTTCAACATGACTTAGTGTAATTGGATTGACTGCTCTGTTGACATACAAAGCAGCAGCATCCCAAATGTGACTATTGCTACCATTTTCAAGGTCGGAAATAAGTGCGTCAAGAACATCGCGAATGTCGTCTTCACAAGCAATTTCGCCTGTTGGAACTGTGAAGTATGGGAACTTCTCTTTCATCAGATACACCGCTTCATTAGCGATATAATCTTTGTTTCTTCTGATAAGACCCGCAGCATCATAGTAACGTTGAGTTACCTTAACCAAAGAACCTCTAGTTAGAGATGTTGCACGAATTGCATCATTATTAAAGAACTCTCCAGCAGTGAAAGATTCAGTACCAGACCAATCTTCAATATAAGTTGCTGCATCAGCACCATCGAAGTGGATGAGCAGAACTGCATTAGAGTCACCTTGGAAGATGCCCTGCTGAGGAGTAAATGCATCAGTGTATCGTGCATTTGTAGAAACTCTCACTTCATCGATATGACCATTGAAGAAGTCGCCATCCGCAATGGTAGCACCAATTCTTAGGGGTTTTGTGGAACCATAATCATTACCATCAACATAATTACTCGAACCATCCAAAGCACCATTTACGTATACCTTTGTGGTTCCAGAAGACTTGACTAAAGCAACATGATACCAAGTATCTACGGCAAGAGTAGTAGTACCACTCCATACAACCAAGTTGTTAACGAAATACTTCAGATTTGTGCCATCAAGGTACAAGTAAGGAGAAAGTTCTGTGCCTGTAGTTCTAAAGTCAATGATTGCTTTCGCACCAGTAACATTTGCAGGTCTAATGTAGCACTCGATTGTAAAATCAGTAGTTCCGAATCCAAACTCAGTGGAAGTAGGAACTGAAACATAATCGCCCGTACCATCCAAAAGCAATGAGGTGGTTCCGAATCTCTTTTGGTCTACATCTAGTTGTGCATTACCATTAAAGGTTGCATGATGATAATCTTCACCAGTACCTTTTGATCTACCAACTTTTCCAAGATAGATCGTTTGATCAGCAGGTGCATAACCAACAACTTCTGCTTTTGTATCATCGGTTCTAATTACCTGTCCTTGTCTGAACAGACCATCACCACGAAGTTTATTGAATGTCAGTTTTCTGCTATATGCAGGTTCTGAAACTTGGAAGTCTCCAACATTGTTACCATATTCAAACTTATAATTACGAATGGTTTCATTGTCCAGCAAAGCACCTGTAGCATTATCATAAGTTATGATGTTGTTGCTGATAGGTTCTGTTGAGGGGAACTTAATATCATATGGTGTCAGATTATCATCAAAGTCTAGAATGCTTACTTGTGAAGTAGCAATATCATCAAGAATGATATTAGGATACGTTACAGATGCAATTCTGTTGAACAATAGACCGAAGAAGTTAGAACCTTCAGAAATTTCAAAGGATCCTGAGTCAGTGTTAGTAATTGGATCTGAATAAGATTGAGAAGTTTGAACTTCAACAACAACTCCAGACTGAAGACCAATGATGATGTCTCCATCTTCAATTGAATAAAGACCAGGTGTAGACTGATAAGTACCGATAATCTTACTCAGAGTCATTGTATTTGTTACTGAGATTTCAGTCTTATAGACAGGAGTGTCTTCTAAATGACTTTGGGCAGCAGTATTATTAACACCTCTGATAACTTCGATTGTAGTTGCATCAGTTCCTTGAGTGATATTGACAATTTCAAACAACTCAGGACCCATCTGATATTTCTTACCGATTACAAACTCGCCATCAGCAACAGGTGCATCATCGTCAGTATTAGCAACCTTTCTAGCAACAACCTCAAAGATTGTAGTTGCAAGTCCAACACCAAATCTGAGTTGAGAAATAGGAGTCTCTTGACCTCTTTCAAGGTTAACTTGCTCAACGATTGCACGATCATCATCAAAGTTTCTAACTGTTTCACCGAAGACAAACAGACCAAGATTTGAAACCGAAGTAGAAGTTGCAAAGATTGCGTTGAATCCAGTAACATTCGCAGTTACAAACTCGTCAGTTATAAATCCAGTATTACCAGAACCAAGATCCGAATAGAAACCTCTGATGACATTGCCATCGACTTGAGTTACTGTGAATCTAGAGATTGTTGTAGAACCAACAATGACATTACCGACATTAGGGAAGATACCACTAATATTGTTAAATGTAAGGTCAATTAGAGGTTTTGGTGTGAATGTAATAGTGATATAACGAACACTTGCTGGTGGTTGTGGGGGTTCAGCAAATACCAAGAGGTTGTCAATAACATTGAATGCTGTTCCTGGTGTTTGAACAACACCATTCAAGATAATCATCAACTGATTCTCGTTGGCAATAATAGATTGCTGACTAACTGATAGTGGGAATGCAGTTTCAATACCATCAAAAAGTTGGTCGATATTATCAAGAGTTTGAACTGTCGAGGTCAGAATGTTCTCTGAGGAGGTCAGTCGCTTCTGACGGAACAGAACTTCAGTATTGTTGAACTCGGAATAGATAGGTTCGACAAGAGCAAAGTTCTGAATATTAGGAACAATCGCTTCTTGTGCAAGTTCAACGGACTTGGTGATTTGGAAAGTAGTCTCTTTGTTAGGAATAAATCCATAATCATCTATACTAAGTTCTCCAAAAACTTTAAATGATGCAGGGTGAACATTCTTGATAAGAATATCCTTCCACTCATTGATAGAAACTGCAGAACGAACTGCATAAGAGAAGTCTTGATAATAGTAAGAGTCTTGAATTTTCTGAACAATCTCAGAAGGTTTACCAACATCATCAGTAAATTGACCAGTTGTCTTGGTAATAGAACCAATTTCAAGAACACCTTTAGCAATCTTAAGGTCTGCGATAATACCAGAAGACTTAGAGATCACACCAGTAATTGATTGACCTACTAAGAAGTTGCCAGTGTAATCAACAATCTTGACAATTCTAGGTCCAACCTGCCAACCATTATTGGTCGAGATATAACCAGTTGCTGTAGCATTCTCAATAGTGGTGCCCTGATAAACCAGTTCACCCTCTAAGAAAGTAGAAGTGATTACATTTGCTTTAGCAACACCACCAAATGCAGTTGTCAATACCTGTTGACGACCAGTACCATTATTAACAAAAGTGATGGCATCACCCAGTTCAGCATTAGAAGAACTAATAGCAAGTTTTAATTGATCATCTTCAAGAGAATTTGCTGCACCTGCAATAGCATAATAAGTGGTAGATCCGTTCAATCTACCCAGAGCACCAGAAGAAAGTGGATACTCAGCACCATCACCAGTGTCTACAACATTCAGAGTGACTTCAGATCCATTTACAATACCATGAGGGAATGCAAATTGCAGAAGACCCAAGTCAATATTAACAACATAGTTGAAAGAAGATTTCAGTGAAATAGTAGGTTCAGAAGAATATCCAGAACCAGAATCTTTAACAATGATATCACTTAGTCTGCCATTCTGAACTACTGCTTCTGCTACAGCATTAGATCCACCACCACCTGTAATTACAACAGCAGGTGCCTGTGTATATCCAGAACCAGGATCGGATACTGTAATACTCTCAAGAATAGAAGTAGAGTTAAGTTGTGCGTTAATTGGGAATGTGATCTCAGGACGCAGAGTGTAGTCATGAGGATAATCATAACCGAAGTTATTATTCTTAAGTCTCTTGATCTTACCAACGCTATCTCCTCTAGTGAAGATTGATGCGCCAGTACCAAAAGGAGGAATGACAACTACAATTTCAGCACCAGAACCAGTTGCACCAACACCAAGAATGCCATCAATTGCTTCAATATCAACGGTTGCAGTTGTGTATCCTGTGCCAGGAGATGTCACTGCAACTGCTTGAATCTGACCAGAGATTGTATTACCCTCATCATCTTGACCATCGGCAACTGTAATTTGTACAAAACCGCCTTCGCCATCGCCAGAAATAGGTACACTATTATAAGTTCCTACCGCATATTCAGTACCAGGATCATTAATTTGAACTCTTTCAATATTTCTGTTAGAAACAATATTGCTAACAACAGGCAATCTTGTATAGAAACCACCAGAGTTTACGATTCTAACAGCAGAAATAGAACCAACTGCTTTCTTAGAACTTGTAGCATAAGATGCTGTACTGATTTCACCAACACCCTCTGGTTCATTAAGTAAGAGGAAACTGAATGTATCTGCACCAGTTGTGATCGTAGCACCTGAAACACTAGTGATATCAAAAATGCCTGCATAAGGAGAATCTACAACATCAAGATAACTTCCAGAGATGACAGGAGAATCGGCACCAGTTCTAGATGGATCGAAGTAATAAGAGATGTTAGTAACAATACCTCTATCAACTTTCAATGAAATTGTGGACTTAGCATTGGATCCAGGATTACCAGGAGTGCCAACACGTTCAATAGAGTTGAAAGAATACTCCAATTTGTAAAGGTTATCCTTCGAGAAAGACAAGTTAGATCCCAACATTGTGGAATGACTAACATCAAAGATATAATTATGTCCATAGTACATCTTCAGGGTTGGAGACTTAACAAAGATGCCAACATTTCCAATACCATTTAATGCAGGAGATGTGGTGGCAACTGCAGGCAACTTATAAGTAAATTCAACAGGACTTACAATTGTATTGGTAGTAAATGATCCATTATATTCCGAGGTTCCAGTAAGAACATTGCCATCGACAAAGATGTTCTCGCCCTGTCTCAGATAATGCTTAGAATTAGTAACAACATAGACTTCATCAGTATTTGCAACAGCAGTTACTTGTAGGATACTAGTAAGATTAGTTACAATCGTAATCTTAGATACTCCAGTCAAATTAGTGATTGTTGCAACATTATTGTCGGCGTTGAGACTAAAATCACCAGAATCAAGAGTAATTACAGAACCAACTGCGAAAGAAGAAGATCCAGAAAGTTCATCAATTCGGATAACGTAATCATCGGTAGAATATGGTTTGAACAATCCAAACTGATCTAGATTATTAGTACCACCAGAAGGTGCATTATATGCAGATAGATCAATTGCAAATGTACCAACACTAGGATTGAAACCTACCTGAGCAAAAGTATACCCTGTAATTTCATTGCTAGTACTAACTACAGGACCAACAATTCCATATGTAGATTGCTCACTAAATTGCTCGAATTTTAGATAACCAGTGTTAAGATCATTTGTCCAAGAATTATTATTGATCGCAACATAAATGTTGGTGGCATCTTGCCTTACAACATAACCAGAATTGACAAATGCATCAGAATTATTATAAAGAACTACTTTAGAATTAGTTATTGCCTCAAATGATTGATTGATAGTGAGTTTTTGAACATTATCAATCTTAATAGTATTAGTAGGTTTGAAATAATACCTATCTTTAACAATTGCCGAAATCTTCAGTTTCTGAGAACCAGGAGATGGAACTGTCGCAGTTCTAGAACTCCAAAGGTCTACAACTGGTTCCAAAGTCTCAGTATCTTGAGCTAGTGAAGTAGATACATCATTATAGTCTAGAGTTTGCAGACCTACTGCACCTAGAGTGTAATCACTAGTTGTATTTGTAAGATCGAACGAAGAAAGAGATCCTGCAGTACGAACAAAACCAGTTTTTGTATTTGTTCTCTCTGTAATTGTTCCAAGTCTGTCAGAATCAGAATTCTTATCAACTTTTAGGGTAAATCCTTCATAATCGATATAATCATATTGTTGTGTATTTGTTGTGAACCATGCAGTATCAGTCCAAGCATATGCCTGAGCAAACTGACCACTTGCAGGATATGCAGTAACATCCGAAGGAACTGATGGGTTGAGTGCTCTGTTCTTGAGACGAATATTATCTGCATAGAACTGACCCTGTTCATTAGAACGGAATGTTCCTGCTACTCCATCTCTTCCAGGAATATTACCAATATGAAGATCTTTGTTAGCTAGAGTAACATTTGCAACAGATCCAGAGAAAACTACATTTCCATTTACATATGCAGCAAATGTACTACCAGTCTTTTTAATACCAATAAACTGCCAAGAATTGTCAGCAAACATGTTTGACAATCCAGACTGAAGAGAAGTAACTGCAGAATTGATAGGAGTTGTATTTTCGGTAATTACCAAATTCAACTTACCAGTTGAGACATCATAATACAACCAGATACCACCAGTAGCACCGCTAGCATCACCAACGGCAAGTAAAGTATGCTGTGTCTGACTATAATCACCATTTCCTGCATAATACTTGTACAACATGAACTCAAGAGTCCAATCATCGTCAAGTTTACTTCCTAGTTGACTTGAAGGGATCTTAAGTGCAGCATTTGCCCAATCTCCTGTACTACCGATAGTAGCGACATCGAAGGTAAGATTATCAGCACCACTAGCACCAAGATTGGCATCAGTAATAGTAAATGTGTCATTTACAAGATAGTTAGTACCAGGATTATCGATATCGATAGATGTACCACCATCAGTTTCAACTGTAATTGTGAATGATGCACTGGCACCAGATGCACTAGTTGTTGTATATTTTGACGAATCAATTTCGTATGTTCCTGCTGCTCTAGCAAGACTGACACTAGCAACATCAAATTTAAATGATTCTGCTCCACCACTACCAAGATTAGCATCTGGGATTGTGATGGTTTCATCTACTGCATAACCAGAACCATCTTCTGGAATTGCCGAGATTGTTCCATTACCTGAACCATCGACAACAATTGTGAATGTAGCATTTGTACCACTACCATCTGTAGTGTAATCAGAAGCACCAATATTATATGTTCCTGCTGTTCTCTGATTAGTTCTAGTAGCAACATCGAATGTAAGTGGGGATGCGCCGCCACTACCAAGATTAGCATCTAGGATTGTGATAGTTTCATCTACGGCAAATCCAGAACCACCAGTAACAACACTAGCTGTACAATTACCAGATCCATCAACAACTACTGAGAAAGTAGCACCGCTACCGCTAGCATCAGTAGTGTAATCGGAAGCACTGATACTATATGTTCCTTGAGATCTTTGAGTTGTAATAGAAGCAACATCAAAGGATAGGTTTTCGGCACCCGCATTACCTAGATTGGAATCTGCGATTGTGATAGTATCGTTGATTGCATAACCAGATCCACCATTTGTAATGGTGATTGTTGCAGCACCCGCTCCATCAACAACAACTGAAAATTCAGCTCCAGTACCAGATGCACTAGTTTCTGAGTATTGTGATGAATTAATTGTATATGTTCCTGCTGTTCTAACATCAGTAATGTCAGAGACATCAAAGACTAAATCAGCAGCACCACCATTACCAAGTGCGGTATCAGGAACTGTAATCTGTTCATTGAGTACAAAAGCAGAACCAGGAGCACTAATAGTGATACCTGTTATCGCACCACTGACATCAACAGCAATCGTGAAAGTTGCGCCTGCACCACTACCATCTGTAGTGTAATCAGAAGCACCAATATTATAAGAACCAGCAACTCTATTTGAATCTGTAGTGCCGCCAGTAACAGCAAGCACTTTACCAATAATTCCTTGATTAATGGTATCTACAGTTACGATATCACCCAGTGTACCATTATCAAGGGTATCAAGTGTTAGAACCTTACCAATGATGCCATTATCAATAGTGTCAGTTGTTACGATTTCTCCATAACTATCATCAATATTATCTACTCCACGAACTCTTCCAGTAAGAGCATCGTCTGCTTTAATCTTTGCAACACCATCTTCAATATCAAGTGATTCTTCACCAAAAGTTCCAATAAGAACTGTTGGGGTGTAATGGTTTGCAATATCTGTAGCAGTGTCATCTGCAAAGGTTAAGATGAACTCATTTCTGTTCCAAGAAGTTTGACCAGCAAGATATACATCACCTGAGTTATCAGTTGCCATACCATAGACTGAAGCACCCTCAACATTATTAATGGTGAAGTCTGTGCTAGTTCTCTTAAGGAAAGTGCCGTCATACTTGAGTTTTACATTCTCAATAATCTTATGACCAGTGGTGTCATTAATCTTTGTGAATGCAATATTCAGATCATTGAAGATATCAATATTGGAAACAGGAGCAAGTTCGATTGTACTTCCAGTAACATATCTCTTGTTCCAGATAATAGTACCAGCAGTATTAAATTTACCAACCCAGAAACTATCTCTAGTCGTACCATCACTCTTAAGAGTTAATGTAGCACTGATATAGAATTCATTATATTCATCACAGGCAAGACTTGTATTACCGAATGAATAAACACTATTAACAACTTGCTTAATGAATGCAACTGCAATTGCATTTGTAGTTAATAATACCTTACCAAAAGCAACATTTACATTAGTAGAGGAATCGGTATCTGCTGTTTCTAGAGTAAAGTAGATATCAGTACCAACTATCTTCAATGCTGTTAGTTTTTCAGAAGCATTTGCAGAAGACAACTTTCTCTTAATTGCAAAGTTGCCATTCATATCGATAGATGCGATAAATGCATCATAAGGATTACCAGAATTAGTATTCGTAAATCCACCAATGATGAATCTAGTATCAGAATATTTTTCTAGTGATGTAATGTGATCTGCACGAGTAGCACCAGAAATACCAGCATATGCTTTCTGCCATTCTAGTGTTGCACTGAGACCATTAACATCTTCGACATATTTGGCAAGCATGATGTCAGGATTATATGCATCAACAACCTGACTATTGGGTTTAGTTAGTCCAGCAACCCAAACCTGATTTCCATCAACATAAAGTTTAACAAATTCGGTATAATCAAGACCAGTAGTATTGACAAGTGTTTTCTGCCATTCAATTGTGCCATTTGCAGAGAATTTTGCAACAAATGCCACATCAGTATCATCAGCAGCATTTTTAGTGGTGCCACAGACATACGATTTTTTATCATCAGTTACAACAATGTCATTAACTTTAGTGTTATCATTGTTTTCCAACAAACCAACAAAGTAATCTGTCTTTTTAAAGATCTGAGGATGCGAGAGAATAATTCTAGGATCTTGAGTATATCCATTACCAGAACTAACGATATTAACTTTATCAATAGAACCAACAGAAGTTACTACTGCCTCAAGAGAAGCAGATGTTCCGTCACCATCAATAACAATGGTAGGAGGAATGTCAGTATTGTATCCAGAACCAGTTTGAGTAATTACAATCTCTTCAATACCCTTGTATTGTCTGACAACGAACTCTTTGTTCGTATTTGCCATAATAGGTGTGTAATCAGCAAAGATTCTATCTCCGACTGCTAAGTTATGAGGTACACTAGTTGTAATTTTACCAAAACTTACGCCACTAAGATTTTCAAAGTTGTATGAACTAATTGTTTCTCCAAGAATTCTAGAGACTCTAGCAGAAACGCCGAGACCATCGGTATCAGTATTATCGAAGACCAATCTGTCATCAACTTGATAGTTGATACCAGGATTTTCAATTGAGAATCCAGTAACAGATGCATCTTCAAATTTAGTAATTGTTTCAACTTCAATATCAACTTTAGAATCTTCTTTAACCTTGGGGAAATAGTCAAACAATTGTAAAGGAGATTCTTCAAAGACTTGATCTGGATCTTGAGTTTCTGCAGAATCTATAACACCATCTCTGTTTTCATCTTCTACTTCAAACAAAAGAATATCACCATCTTCTAGTGATAGAGAATTTGTTGAGGCATTTGGAATTCTAGGAACGTCAATATCGACGTTTTCATAAGGATCGCGATATCTAACAACCCCAGTAGGAATATTTTGCTGAGTTGCGTTAGCATCTAGATTCCATTTATCAACAATAGAATTAAAACTTGGACCCAGTACATAAGGGAATACTGGATTACCTACTGCCGTAGCATCAATAGTTACAAAATAAACGTATCGACCCTCAGGAAACTCAGGTGTCTTACAGAAACGACCATTATATTGGTCGAGATCTCCTAGGTTGAAAACATACTCATAATCTTCAATAAATGTTCCAGCACTATCAGTACTTAATTCAGGACCATCGTTTCTGACAGGACTGATATTAGTAGTCGCATCAAAGATCAAAGATTCTTTAATTCTATAAGAAGTCAGAAGTCTTCTAAGTGTAGACGATTGATCGGTAGGATCTTCATATCCGTAAGGACCATAGATCGGATTACCATCAAATGCCCAACCGATAATAGGAGAGTGCTCTAAGGACTCGTCTTCTTCTTCCAATTCTCCTGCAGAGGTTAGGGTCATGTTATCCCCAAGAACATACCTCAGTCTTTGGGGATTAGATACATGAGCATACTCACCACCATACTGGTTATTAAATCCTTCAAAAACTGAACCTTTAGCAGCATCAAATGTTGATGTGGACTGAAGGTTATAGTTCCATTGGAAAATATTAGCAGTAAATTCTGCAAATTCACCAACTGAAGTTAAATTGATCAGAGTAGTACCCTGAACATAACCAATACCTCTGTTTACGATTTCAATTCCAGTAACTCTTCCTGCATTCTCACCATCAATATCAATAGTTGCTCTGGCAATAGCACCAAAACCTTCACCTTGGATTTGAATTTCTGGTGCAGTAGTGTATCCACTACCACCATTAATGATAGCAACCGAAATGATTCTTCCGTTACTTACAATAGGTTGAGCAACAGCACCAGAACCAGAAGTAATTGAAATCTCTGGAATAGAAGTATAACTAGAACCTCCAGATTCTACGCTAATTGATTTGATCGGACCTCTAACTGCTGCATTAGCAGTAGCACCATTGCCGCCACCACCAACAATAGAGATTAAAGGTTGTGACGTGTAGTCAACTCCACCATCATTGATAAGGATTCTTGATACAACACCTTTGGTAATAATTGCCGTCGCAGTAGCACCAGCACCACCGCCACCAACGATAGAGACTAGAGGAGACTCAGTGTACCCAGAACCGCCTGCAGTAACGTCGATAGAGGAGATAGAACCATTGACAACAACAGATGCTACAGCACCAGTACCACCGCCACCAACTACACTAATAGAAGGTGGGAATGCAGCATCATAACCCTGACCTACGTTAACAACATCAATACCTGTCAGAGAACCAAAGGTTTTGGAAACATTAGACTTATAAGACCAAATTGAGACACCATTAATCCAAGTTCCAATAGGACCAGGATTGATAGCATTTTTTGTAGAAATTGTAGCAGAAACTCTAGGGAAACGATTCAGTTTTCTCTGGTTTCCAGGCAGAAGTGCAGATCCTGGAAAAGGTCCAATATTATAGTTAGGAATACCCGTAGATGCAACATAAACGTAGTTATCATTGAAAAATGTATTCTGTACGTTTGTAGTATATGGACCAATTGCATTTAAAACTGCAGAGTTGGTAGATTTTCCTTTGTTAAGGTCAATAGAAACAAGAATATTACCCTGAGGTGCAATTACACCAGGTTGTGGCAATTGATATTGGAATATATTAGTACTATCTCTAGATGTAACTAAGAATGTTCCGTTATAGATGATTGGGTTTGCACCATAGATGGTAACTTGGTCTCCAACCAAGACACCATGATCATTGGTACAAGTAACAGTAGCAATATCATTATTAAATGCAATGTTATCAACTTCAATCAGTTTTTTAACATTATACAACCAAGTTGTTAATTCAGAAGTATCAGAAGTACCACCTAACTTGGAAATAGTTAATTTATCACCAGGAAGGTAATAAGAACCAGTATCTGTCAATGTTGTTTGATCTGCATCAACAATACCAACAACATTCAACTGAACTTCAGTATCAGTTCCTTTGTTAATGTATACTCTAAAGTTAGAGGTGACTTCTGTTGCAGCATCCCAAACTTGAGCATTACTATTATCTTCACCACGAGTACACTCAATAAACTGGTTCAGAGACTTTTCTTTATACTGAACGACTTCTGTGTCACCAATTAGGAACTGACCATTTCTCTCAGGCCATCCAACAGTAGAGTCAACTGTAATAATGGTGTCTTCTGCATCAAGAGGTTCAGCAAGTTTAGTTTTATATGGAACAGTGAAAACACCTTCAATAGTTTCTTCGGAAAGAACTAATTCGTAAATTGTAAAGGTGGATGTATTAATAGCAATATAGTTTTCAACTAGAGCAGTTGCTTCTGAAATGTTAGCATCTGCAATGTCTGCATCTTGACTTAAGATACCATCTCTAATATTTGCAGGATTTCCACTAACTAAAGTTGCACGCAGAACTGTGTCAATAGACCAAGTAGATGCTGATGGTTTGATAATTTGATCTTTAGGATAAGAAACACTGATGTTCTCACCATAAAGAAGTTTAAAGAGATATGAAATACTGAAAGATGTACCTTTAGATTGATAGAAATCTCTAACAGTCTTAATTGCTGTTCTTACATCAATTGATTTATAATCAAGTTCTGGGATATCTGGTAGATATTGCTCAGTATATTTGTCAAGTAGTCTCTTAACAAACAAAGAGTCTAGGCATTTGATTTCTGTTTCAACATCTGCTGCCATTGCCATGGTATTATTTGAAAATACCGCATTTCCATCTTCAGTATACTTAGTGATACCACTTGCAGCTCTTGCACAATTCAGGAACTGAGACTTAGAATATCCAGAACCAGATTTGTTAATAGAATAACCAGTTACCTCATTAAGACCAATAGTAACTGATGCTTTAGCAGTTGGAGGATCTTGAATGAAAAGTGTTGGGGGGAAGGCAGCACTATATCCACTACCAAAGTCAGTGATATTAATATCGGTAATTTGACCATTGAAAATGGACGCTACTGCTGCAGCACCTGTTCCACCATTGTCTCTGTTATCTACGATATAAACAGAGGGGACATTATCATATCCAGATCCACCACTAAGAAGATCGACTCCAATGACTCTACCATCTCCATCAACTCTGGTTTGTAAAACTTGAGCACCAGTAGGATCAACAATTGCAATTCTAGGTACTTCGGTATATCCCTGACCTCTATTCAGAATTTGAATCTCTGTAACTACACCATTAGTAAGTACAGACCTAAAACTTGCTCTAATTGCATCATTGCCAGTGGGTTCATCAACATATACAACAGGAGCAGTAGTATATCCACTACCACCATCAGTTACAGTGATTGTACCTGTGATCTGACCAGAACCGATAGTAGGTGTTTGGAGTTTGGCACCACCAGGTTGCTTAAATGTAACTCTAGGATCGAAAGTGTATCCACTACCAGAACTAGTAATTTTTAAGGAACTTACGCTGCCATTAGTTACTTCAGCAGTAATTCCAGCAACCAAGGAACCCTCTCTAGTGGGTTGTTCAATTTCTACTACAGGTGGGTTTGTATCACTATATCCTAAACCACCATCAAGCAGTGAAATAGTCTTAACACCATTGATAAGAGCAGTGGCAGAACCACCAGAACCTGCAACAGAACTAACGCTTACCTTAGGAGGATAATCAAATTGATATCCCGAACCAGTCTCGCTATTGGAGATAGAAGTGAGTTCGCCACTATTATTGATGCGAGCATATCCAAGTGCTCCAACACCAAAAGATGGAATAGGTGCTTCAATCGAATATAAAGAAAGGATCTTACCTTTCAAAGGTGGTACTTCAAAAATAAACAGACTACCATCAATAAAAAATTCTTGCCTAGGAGCAAGCAACTTGTTATCGTAAATAGCAATTACAAACTCATCAGTAATTGGTTCGTATACCTCTCCATTACGAGTAAGTGTAAATTGGTTTTGACCTTCTCCAAAAGATCCAGAAATATCATCCAAAGCGATGATACTATTCTCAATGAATCCTTTTTGGAAGAAGATATAAGTCTGATCAGTGGAATCAGACGGAGTTCTTACTCTTGGTGCTGTAGTGAATGTAATAGTTGTACCACTAACCTGATAATCAACATCAGGATACAAAATTTTACCATAAAGACTTACAATCAAAAACTGAGATTGTGGAGGAGTGATGGGATTACCAAGACTCAGTAATTGAAAAGTTTGAGTTACTCCATCAAAAGCATCAATAAGGTTTTCTAGAGTAGTCCATTTTACTCTAACCTGTTCATACGAAATACCAGCACTCAATGCAATGTTAGGAGAACTAGTTGTCGTTTCATAATAAATTATTTCGTCGCCAATTAGAACTGTGCCATTTCTCTCAAGAAATTTGTCAACACTTTCTACAACAATTGTTTCTGAATCTGCAGCAATTGATTCTACTAGTTTTGTGGCACCATCAAGAATACTAACATCGAGTTTATCGATATTTAAGTATTCAAGAAAATTATTAATAATATTTTGACCTAATCCAGTCTTTTCTTGTGATCTGTAGTAATATTCTACAAATTTGACAAGCAAAGGGTATTCAGACCCAATGAAGTCGGGAGCCTTAGCCGCGATTGATTGAGAGACCTTATTTACGTTATTCATCTAATTAGAAACAACTATTAGTGAGAGAACCTGAGTTATCGATGGGAGGAATAGTGATCAATGTGGGTCGTTGATCGAACTCTCCTGGCGTCAAACTATTTAGTGGTATGGTGGGAGGTGGAGTTGTGCCGATAGGGGCAACTGTAATGTCTGGAGTTACGATATTGATAATTGTTCCAGGAGTTGTTGCAGGAATAGTTGCGTTATTTCTAGGAATGAAATTAATAGGAAGTATCATGTCTAATGGAAGTCCAGATCCAGGTGTTTCATCGACAATTGTGCCGATACCAGTGATAGCATCTGTAATAATAATATTGGCATTATCTGGGATATTAGATCCAGTACCGATTAGATTTACAGGACCGAAACAAACTTGTCCTGTATCATAATTAACAGTGCCCGCAGCATTATCGGTGTATACCTTTTTGTTACCTGTATTATAGAACGTTCTCAAGAGTCCGTAACCATCATCTTCAAACTGCTGGTCTACACCAGGTCTATCATATGTTCTAAACTTGCCAGAGAGGATCACAGGTTCCTTATAGCACTTCGTAGTGGTATTACCACCGCTACCATCACCATTGCCGTTGCCTGGATCACCATCTCCGCCGCCATCATCATCACCATCAGAACTAGGAGAACTATTATACAGACCAGAACCAATAGAAACACAATATGTGTTAGTTTGATTAGTTGCTGGTGAAATATACTTCAGAAGTGTAGTCTGGACAGAAACATCACTTATACACTTATTTGCAAGTCCAATTGCTTTTTGGAAGGAGTTTGCTCTGAATGTGGAGTTGAAGTTATTAATCTCTGTTTGAATTGCCCAATCTTGAACAGAAGTCTGAATGTCAGTCTTAATACTAGAAGAGTTAGAACCGCATCCAGTATCATATTGAGCAAAAATCTTATTATAAATGTACATATCATCAGGATCTACGACGATTGGGTCAATAGACGCCATCGCATATTTCCTCAAAAGACCAGAAACCTCTCTTTTAGTTGCTACGTTGAGATTAGTTCCAGTTTTTGTTTCAATTGCAACATATACTTTACCATATACAGGAGGATTTAATGAATCTCCCCCATATGCCACAACTGATGCAGCATTGTTGTATAGTTTTTTAGTTAAGATAGCATAATCTTGTGCTGTAACTGCTCGGTTTTGAGCAGAAAAGAATCTAGGTGCGCTATATTTGATTGATTCAATAGTTTCTGCACCTTTACCTTGCTGAGAATTCTCAATAACAGTAATTTTAACGGAAGCAGGAGAGTATGTTCTGTTATTATTATCAATAACTTTACCAATAAATGAGAATGTCCTAATTTCATTAGCAGTCGGACCATTCGTCACCATATATTCAAGATCAATAACTTCACCATCGTTCAAAGATCTACCAATAACACCATCACCAAATCTAAGTTGGTATCTCATATCTTCCGTTTCAAATAGGAAGTAGATACGAGTAGATGCATCGAGAGCAGTAATGTTATCAACTACATTATATAAATCGGATGAAGTCGAAGATTCGTTTGCTCTCACTCTCACTGATAGAGTAGTAGTGTCTACATTTTGAGCAGGAACGATATAATTTTGATTTGCAAATGTATTTACAACATAAGAGTAGTTAATTACATTTCCTTCACGTATAACCAACTTATCAAAGGTTGCTATACCAGTTTGGGAATCAACAGTTGCAGTGACATTGTTTAGTACGTTCCAAACATAATTGCCACCAGTTGCTATAGAACCCTTTTTGAGAACAACTGTACTTGGGTATGATCCATTTACAAGAGAAGTTTGAACTTCAATCTTAACACATGCCTTTGCAGTTGCAATAGATGTTGGAGTGTAGTTTAATAGTTTCGCAACTGCGACAACATTGTCTCTGACAGTTGAAGAATTTAGAAATACTTCATTCAGTGCCATGTTAGCATTGAACGACGTATAGTACGTATTAAACGCCAGCATATCAACTAGATACGACAGGGTTGAACCATCAAAGTCGTAGTCTGTAAATTCTGATCGGGTTCTTAGATATGCTTTGATTGATGCCTTGATGTCATCAAAATCTAAAGCAGTTAGATTATTTGGTTGCATTATTCAGGTCTCTGTAAAACAAACGTGATTGTTTCGACAATTGGTAACCCTACTATTCGATACTCAACGAAAATATTTAATTTGTTACCCTCATAGATTGGTGTAACAATAACTTTGGAGAGTTGTACTCTGGGTTCATACTGATTAATTGTATTTATGATCTCATCCTTGACTGCATCTGCAGTAAAAGGATCCAGGGGTTCAAATAGTAAACTATTTACCCTAGATCCTTTGTTTGGTTGAAATGGTTTTTCACCAGGAACGGTTAAAACTAAATTTTTAATTGCCTGTTTAATGGCGTTATCGTTACTTACGGATGATACATCATCAGTAAAAGGATTTTTCAACAAACCTACACTAATATCTTTAAATCCTTTAGATTTGGTAAATTGTTGTCCTGTTATCTCCTTTAACGCCATTTAAATACAGATCAGTCCGTATTATTTATCGCCCTTGACCCCGATAACGCTTCTTAGCATTATTACGACTGGTTGAAGCATATTTTGTATGCTGTCCTGTACCTTGTCGAGTCTTCTTAGGTTTTGACTCAATCATCAAATTACCATTTAAAGACTTTGAACGTGTTGCCATAATTAAACTCCTACAAATACATTTGGACTGCAACCACCAACCAAGGATAAACATGGAAATGGTCCAGCACCCGTCATTGTTCCGAAAGGGTCACAAAATCTACCGAGTGGTCTTTTATTTACAAAGACAGTTTTAGAAGTAGCGTGTAAGACTCTAGGATGACCAACTTTCAACTCTCTTGGACTAGTAGCACCTAAGGTGCAATGCCATGCTGGTGTTGGTAATGTTACAAAACATTTATCAGATACTGAAGTCGTTGTGAACATTACAACCGTTGGATGTGGAATCAGCGCATCCTTATCGAGTATTGGAAACAACTTGTTAATTATAACATTCGTTATTGGAGGTGTCAATGGGGTTTGGGGATGTGGTGCCCAAGTACATACAGGTTCATTGCTAATGACAGGCACCTTACTGATTGTTTCTGTTAGGGGTTGGTGTGGGCAATCGGGCAGCGTTCCTCCACCATGACCTGGATGAAATGTACACCCAAACCCCTTTCCATGCCCACTGCATGTGCCCATATACAATGCTGCTCCCAATATACTAGGCATTAGTTTGCATACCCCTCATCGTATGGATTACCATAAGCTTCTGTTGCCGCAGTTACTCTTGATGCTGATCCTGTTAGATTATTAAACATTGGAATAGTTCCTGTTGCAACCCAGTTTTGGCAACCAGGTCCTAAAAGTGGTGATAGTAAGTATGATCTAGTGATATTTTCAGAACTTCCATCAGGATTATTTGTTGTTTGATTCACAGGTGGTGAAACTACAGGAGATGGACATGTTGCAATGCCGCATCCAGTAGTTTCCATATTGCATTTTAGAGTCACATTGATGTCAGTTTTAGTTCTAGTATCAGGAACGTACTGTTTCATTAGATATTTAGTGTTTGTTGAGGCATATGGTAGGTTTGAAAGTGACCCAATACAAGTTTCGACTAAATTTTCGTCGTAATTTGCGATTTCTGGGACAACTTCTTGCGTTTGTCCGTACCATAAGTCCCTTCGAGACTGAATATCAGAGTCTCTTCCGTCATTCATGACCTTTTTGAAGTCAGTAGTCATATTTTCGATGTTATTCAGGTGATCATAGTCATATCTAACCGTATATTCAGCAACTAATGGGTCCATATCCTCTCTTTTGTTCAATCTTTGCTGCACTACCTCATTTCTTTCCCTCGTAAAGTCCTTTTTAACGTCAATTTTTGCGGGACTTGTCGTAAGAATCATTTCTTGTGGCGTAGAATTCGATGTGCGCTTCATTGAACTGCGGATTTGTGGGTCTACATCGGGAATAGTACGCAATAAGTAGTCGTCAAGTTCATCTGAAGACGCTGCAGAGTACCCAGCATTCCGTATTGTTTCCGTTTTTTCCTTAAATTGGTTGAAAACCCAGAGAAATGGCGGAGTTGTTGAACTATAACCGCTACCTTGATCAATAATATTAACACCAGTAAGCACACCATCCGTAAAAATACCTACAACTCTTGCTTGTGTACCACCAGATGAGAAGGGTACATTGATAGTAAGGATAGGATCATCCTTAAGTTTATCCCAACCAGACCCTCCATCATTAATTGTAACCCCAGTTACCTGACCATTTGTAACTATACCCGTTGCATCGGGTTGAATTGACTCTGAAAATGTATTAGGTGCTTCAGCATCTTGACTCACAGTCTGGAATTGTACAGATTTATTCCTAAATTCATACAATCCAATCAATTGTGCGCGGTCCTTAATACCAAACCCTGCTGAAACAGTTACAACATGACTACGATTTGAAGTATATTGACCATCTTTTGTGAAAACTGATCCCGATCCATCAAGATATACTACATGATACTTAAAGTTTTCAAGATCTGTATGGAATGTTCGTGTGATATTGTGTCCATTTAATGTATCACCAACACGAAGACGATCAAATCCAGTATCACCTTCAGTAACCTGTCGTGGTCCTACTGCAGTGATCTTAACATTCATAGTAAGTGTGACAACACTACTATCAAGAAGTGTTATATCATATGATAATTGATAAACCTCATTCACTGCATACCCTGTTCCTGCTCCAACTATCTCAAGTACATTCCATCTAGTGCCACTGAATACCTGTGTGTCCTCATCATAGATTGGTGTAATCTGTACTTTAATCCTAAAACCTGTTTTAGTTGGTAAGGAATCCATTGTAAAGATATTAAAATCAAAAAATCCAGAGTCATCAACATCAGTCCATGGATTTTGTGGTGAATCATATGCTATACCATATGCATTTGAAGGGTCATATACATCTTGATACGTAGTACCATCATATGAAAATGAAAAATCAGTTACTCCATTAGGTATAGTTGTAGAAAATTGATTATATTCAAGTACTACTTTCGGACTATTAGTGTCAATAGCAAATAATGTTGGATGAGGACAATCTGCATCACCTGTATAATCTTGCTCATCAGAACTATAATCTAAGATCATCTCTGCTGGTACACATGGTACAGAACTACAGGGAATACATCTTGTCCCACTATCTTGTGTACTAGTTGATGTACCAGGTGTGTCAGGTACAGGTGGCGTTGCAGTAGGGTTTCCTGGTGTACTTGCACCTGTACTAGTGGTTACGCTATTCTCTTGCTCCAAGTAGTAACATGGGATACCAACAGTGCCGCCCCGACTTGAGGCATCATACAAATATGAAAACCATGCATCACTTAAAAGATAATCAAATGATAATTGAAAAGGTACATAAGCATAATAATATGTGCCCTCACCTGCAAAAAATGAATATGCATTTGATCCAGCGCCTGGTGCTGATAGTTTTCCACAATGAGATGATGGTGGTGCATCATATGCTACACTACTAGTCCCTCTATTAGAGTCTGGTGGTTCTACAAATACACTATCATACATGACCGCATTATCTTCACGATCTGGTATATTATAATTTGTGCCCCTTATCTCGTATGGTGGATATTCGATGAATTCAACCGACGATCCACCTGTTGGCCTGTGGTTCGGTGAGCACGGCGGTGAAGCACCAAATTCATTATTTGGATCCTTGCATCCCATTCTCTAATACCTCTAGTCTCTTGTAGATTAAATCGTAATTCTCTTTTATATTTAAGTATTCTTCAGTCTCTCTTGGACGATACATTACCTTATCTGGTGTTGGTATATTCTGTACATACTTCTCAATGTGCTCAACTCTCTCCCCTAACTTAACTACAATCCCTACTAACATCTCATATGCTGTAGTTAATTCCCTAAACTCTTCCTCATTCATCAGTTGCAATTCTCCTTAATGTGAATGCTGTGTTGTCTTCTGACATATCATACTCTAATTCGGTCCCAATGTCCCATCCCAATTCCTCACATACTTCATGGGGAATATTAAGAATTAAATCACCAAAATCATCCTCTTCTAAAATTGTTGTGAATCTTTGAGACATAACTTACATACGATTAATTACCTGAGGGTTATCTGACAGATGTTCTGCTTTCCACTCAACCCATAGTGTATATAGATCTTCTACAACTTGAGATGCATACGCAGAGGCATAATAGTCTGCACACTCATACATCCTAGGGTCTAGAAACGACTCTAACCTTATCAATTGCTCAATTGCCCATACACGAGTCTCTTGGCGCTCTACGCGAGTCTTAGCATCCATTTTTTACCTCAGAAATTTTTTTAGATATGCCTTCAAGTATTATTGAATAATATCTCAAGGGTCTGGGAACCTTTGTAGGTTAGGGTAGTGGCTTGTTTTATATTTACGGGGGCCAATATAACTGCCTATATGACATTTAGCACTGCCTCTAAGTGTTACTCACAGGTCCTCCGATTACCTCTGCTATTATACACTAACCTCTGCTGATTTGTCAACTATCTCCCAGTACCATCCGATAGTCTTGATGTAATCAAACGTAGACATTCTCGGAGTATTTGGGTAACTATCTCCCCGAGAGTTTCTAACACCATCGACATACTTCTCAAGGTCATAGACACTTAAGAATGTTGCTCTAAGTGTCTCTGTGTTGTCGTAGATAATGTATTGCATAAGTCTTGAAGATACTAGAGGTGTTTCTGAACCCTTGCAGTGTTATTGTACCATCTATTTGATAGTTTGTCAAGTGCCCCTGTATGACACTCAGAGGGGCAATGATAAGCAATGGTGATGTGAGTATTCTCCGAGTGATTTAGAGGGGTTGACATCTGTTAGAGAACGTGCTAAGACTACAATTAGTGGAGACATTTAGAGAGGTATTAAACACACATAATAGTTTATTTAATGTTTTCCACAACTTCCGCAATATCTGTGGAAAACTTATCTTTAGGGAGATAATCATTGTTTACTACGTGTTGCCACTGATTAGGGTAGACACATAAACAAACTTGACGGATTGCAGATTTAGCATGTTCCGCTTCTGCACTAGGTTTCTCATACTCTCTAATACAAATGGTGATATAATCATCTGAGATGAAGTTAACATAACCATGGAAGTCTTGGTAGGTAACTATTTGTCCTTTAGTGAAATGCTTCATCTGTGGAAAACTCTATGGAATTGTTATGTATTAGTTAGAAGGATATTTTGAATTCATTCTTTACATCAGGACGCATGAAGTCTGCTGAGGTTTGTAATGAATCAGCAATGAAAGTTCTTGCATTGTCGTTAGTGTATACTAGAGCAGCAATGAGACAGATAGCAATGAATTTCATAAAATGATGAGTAAAAGAATGATTGAATAAAAGCGGGCATAGATTGATGCCCACTCCTTCTTAGTTTTAATCATGCGAAGACATAACCATTAGAGAATTCTTCTGTAGTGAATACTTTCTTATCACCCAATTGTCCAGTGAACTTTCTTACAAACCACTTGTAATTCTTTTGGAATACACCTTCACCAGCGATGCAGAACTCATCACATAAGGCGTTCAATCGTGATTTGGTTGTATTAGACTGCCAACCACCATCATAGATTGTCATGCTATCTTCATCGATAGTTGCAATTTGATTGCCGTGGAGATAGATGAAACTAACGCCTTCAATCGTGATCACCTGAGTGTTACCTGATTTCCAATCTTGGTTTGCTTGGATAGCAGCGTTCATTTGAGTTTCGATCTTACGCATGATGAGAGAGAAGAGGTTTTAGCGGTTTCGTTTCCCGCTTGTCTGTATTGTAGCAGTTTTGGGAGCGTTGCCAACGTGCTGACCCGATATTGGGTACAGTTGTCCGATTGTCACATGGCATCGATCTGGCGTTGGATCTTTTCGTTCCTTTCGTTAATTGTATTCACCAAGGACGAATCTAACAATCCAATGAGTAAGTTAGCACCACAGATAACGATGATAGCAGCAAGAGCAATACGCATGATGAAAGAGTTAGATAAGGAACGGAATTAGGTTAGAGTTTACATACCATTCATATACTCATGTAACTCAGCAAAGTATTGCTCTTCAGTGTCAAATGAACGACCATGAATAACACATGGGAACGTATGCTTTTGAAACATAGTGGAAGCGACTTGGCAGTCTTGCTTATCATAACCCATTTCGATTAGGGTATCAACGTAAGGGTTGGAAGTAGTCATAGGTTTGTATAAAGAAAGGTTTGAGAGTTGTGTGAGAGAGTCGTTAAACAGATCAATCATTTGCTGCTTCACAATATACATCATAGAAGCAATCAAAGGCATCTAAATCACCTGCAAAAGAGTTGATTTGTGCCTGGTCACATACCCAATCAAACGCCATATCAACGTCGGCACCTGTTTCCATCACAAAGGATTGCAGACCGCGAAGTGCATCGACGAATTTGGAGTTGTTGAGAAGCATTGGATTTGTTTTGTTCATGATTGTATTATTGCAGATTTTGGGGTGATTTTCAAGGGTTTTTGTGCCAGTTCCCCGCCTGGTTTTCTGGATAAAAGATCCCAGATCATTTCGTTCATCTCATCAGCATCGATCTCAGGATCATTCCATGCCACGCCGTCTTCAGTCTTGCCTAGCATCCGACCGATCTGCCCATCTGTCATGCAACGCACGAACTTATCCCATGGGGTCTCCAGACCCTCGCGATAGATCACACACGCCTTTGCAGTGTTGTAAAGGAACTCATCGTTTGAGATCCAC